GGATAATAAACCTTAACTCTGCCTAGCATTGCCTTATACGTTGCTTTCAACCTACTAACACTAAGTTATTGCAAGTATAGGTCAATTGGTCATGGCTTCAACAACTTCCAGCGTTCAAGAGTGGGCCTTCTCCGTCGTGGATGAACGCACGAGGGTTATCCCGGAGAGGCATGTTGTCCTGCCCCATGGGGAGAGGGCGATATTGCCGACACCGGCCCCAGGTTCGTCTGTGACAACGGCACAGCATCGAACCCCATCGGAGATTCGTGCTGACCACGCAGGTCTGACGGAAGCCGTTAGACGTGTTTCCCTTCAGGGGGAGTCACGTCGAACGACAGACGTCGGCCTACGTGGTGCAGCACACAGCAGAGTGAGTAGGGCGTCGGTTCGTCCTGCCGCTACCGAGGAGGGAGCTTCGGCCGTATCATCGCGGCGCAGCGAGAACGTAGGAAGGACTGGTGAATCTGTCACCACCCTTCCTGTCTATCGCAGTGCCGAGGAGTTAGCCAGCTCAAACATTCCGCAGCGCGGTGACGCCAATGTATTGTGGCGTGATCAGACTGTTCGAGGAGATTTGGAGAGTCCAGTACACAGTGGGGCAACCGGCATTCCGCGAGTTGCATCCACTGCAACGAATCAACAAGAGGGTAGTTATGGCCCGGAAAACGTACTAGACTTCCAGGTTCCACCAACCTACGTTGGGGTACCTGGGGCGGCGGTCGGTAACACCGGCGGTGGGGGGTCTGAGCCCACCGTTGTTGTGGAACGGCCGCGCGGCCGCAGGTCCGTCAGGGGGACTAGGCGCGCGACTGATAGTGTCGGCGTACTCACGAGTGCCTTAGCTGCACTGCCCGAGGGTTCGTCGTTTACCATCAGCGTTGCAGAGGAAGTGGCACCAGACGGGACAGCGAGGTCACAGGCATCAGTGTCGGTGACAGCTTCGTCCCGCGCCTCAGGTTCCACTTCCTCTCGCCGTGTTCGTGAGGTTGGCGACGGTCATGAGCACCACCATAGGCGTCACAAGCGCGACCGGCGTGACTCTGGTGTAACATTTGCTGAGTGGGTAGCGGGGAGAAGGAAGTAGAAACACAGCGACATCGATGGTAGAGAGGTGGCTAAGATGACACGGTAGGTGGCCCCTAATTGGCCTACTACTGTGTAACCGTCACCATATGGCCTGCGTAGTGTGTGAGTCCAAGGACCACCCGCTACGTGGGAGGGGGG